CTCGATAGGGTTAATGTACGTAGATTGTTAATTAAACTGAAGAAGTTTATCGCATCTTCAAGTAGATACTTAGTCTTTGAACAGAACACAGCAGCAACAAGAAATCGTTTCTTGAACATTGTGAATCCGTTCTTAGAATCAGTACAATCTAATAGTGGTCTATCAGCATTTAAGGTAGTTATGGATGATTCCAATAACACACCTGATGTGATTGATAGAAATCAACTTGTTGGTCAGATATTTATCCAACCTACAAGAACCGCAGAGTTTATTGTACTTGACTTCGTGGTACTTCCAACGGGAGCAACTTTCCCAGCGTAAGTTTAATCACATAGATTAATAAATAAAAAACCCCTCTTTTTTGAGGGGTTTTTTGTTGCTGGATATATTTATATATGACATGGAAATAAAACTTCTAAAAAACTATGAAAAATGAATATGATGATTTTTTAGAAATTTGATATTTATAGTTGAAGAATTAAAAACTTATATTGGAGATTAAAGATGCCAGACTTATTAGATCCTTCTGAAATAATGTTCACACCGTTTGAACCGAAAACTAAAAACCGGTACATCATGTATATTGAAGGTATTCCCGCTTATCTTATTAAGACGGCGAATAGACCTACAATTGCATTTGAAACTATTGAACTTGACCACATTAACGTAAAACGATATGTTAAAGGTAAGGGTTCTTGGGAAGAATTAGAAATTACACTTTATGATCCTGTTGTACCATCTGCCGCACAGGCAGTTATGGAATGGGTTCGTTTATCTCACGAATCAGTAACAGGACGAGATGGTTATACAGACTTTTATAAAAAGGATGTAACTATCAATGTATTAGGACCCGTTGGTGATAAGGTTGAAGAGTGGACACTTAAAGGTACATGGATTACCAACGCAACATTTGGTGATTTAGATTGGGCAAACGCAACAGACCCAGTTGATGTAACTTTAACACTTAGATACGATTACGCAATATTACAATTCTAATAAAAATAAATAATAAAAGGAGTCAATTATGGCAGTCATAGCAGATAAAGCTTGGTGGAAATCAAAGACAGTATGGACATCAGTAGTTGCTGGTGTTGTTGGTGTTTTACAAGCAGCAGGTGTTGTAGAAGCAGTACCTGAAGTTGTTTGGACATTACTCGCAGCATTTGGTTTGTACGGAGTTCGTGACGCTGTTGGAAAAGCATAATTCCACGGCAAGTAATATTTTAAACTGGGGATTTTAATATCCCCAGTAAAGTTTTATAATTGGTTATGTTGTATAGGTTACTAAAAGCTATTCAATAAAAATTACAAAGGAGAAAAAACATGGCAGAAGAAAAACGCCAGTTTCCAACAGAGGTAGTTGATTTGCCTTCTAAGGGATTACTTTATCCCAAGGCTTCACCGCTGGCAGGTGGAACAATTGAGTTAAAGTATATGACCGCAAAAGAAGAAGATATTTTAACTTCTCGTAATCTTATTCAGAAAGGAATTGTTTTGGATAAATTGTTGGAATCTGTTATTATAGATGAAAGTGTATCACTCAATGATTTATTGTTAGGTGATAAAAATGCAATTATGATTGCAACAAGAATACTTGGATATGGTAAAGATTATACAGTTCAACTTACTGATCCTTCGACAGGAGATAAACAAGAAGAAACTTTTGATTTAACTCAGATTGAAGATAAAGTTGTTGATGAGAAGTTATTCAAAGGTGGTAAAAATGAATTTGAATTTGATTTACCGGCTTCCAAGATTAAAATTATGTTTCGTCTATTAACACACAAAGAAGAAAAAGAAATTGATGCTGAATTAAAAGCATACAAGAAATTTTCTAAAGAGAGTGGCATCACATCAGAAATTACTACAAGATTGAAAAAGGCAATTATTTCAGTTGATGGTGACACATCACAAAAACGAGTTAATGAGTTCGTGGAGAATGAATTACTATCTCGTGATTCCCTTGCATTTAGGGAATATCTTATAGAAATCACACCTGATGTGGATATGTCGTTTACTTTTACCAGTGATTCTACTGGTGAAGATACAACGATGGACATCCCATTAGATGTTGAGTTTTTTTGGCCTGCGGGCAGAAGATAAGCCCGCCATACATTCACAAGTCTTCTCCCTGTGCTTCCACGGGAAAGGAGGATTTAACTTTACCGAAGTGTATAACATGCCAACCTATCTGCGCCGATTTTACATCGAAAGCGCATCAAAATTCTACGAAGAAGAAAAGAAAGAATACGATAAATCATCTAAGAAAAAATCTGGTATTTCACGACCAGGTATCCCCCGAGGCTAACATTTTTTCTTATATATGATATTTATTATTGAGTTATAACATCCTGTTTAACCAAAGGAAATCATAAAATAAAATCAGATGTAGGAGAAAGAAAATGGCTTCGTCCAAGAATAAATTAACAGAAGATCAATTAGTTGAAGGTATAATAAGTGGTATATTAAAAGCTATTTTTAATAGACGAACACAAAAAGTTATGAAGGGAATGAAAAATAATCCTGCTCTTGAAAAGGCAGCTGATGAATTTTTCGATTCCAGCCAAAAATTAGATAAGGCTTTAAGAAAATTGGCAAAAAAACATGCAGCCCACGATCGTAAGTTCGGTGCATAAGAGAATGATAAATGGCATTCCGAAATAAAATAAAACAATCTAACGAAATAAAAAATCGAATAGTATATTGGGGTGGTAATGAAACCACAATAATACCCACAATGACAACACAGGGTGAAATTGAGCGTGCCAAGCGATTAAAAAAGATTGAAGATGACATTCTAGGGCTGAAGGAGAAGGGGGCAAAGCTTACGGATGAAGATTCGAAAGAGAAGGATAAGATTCTCAAGAAAACGATTGCACTTAAAAACGAGAAGAGGCAACTACAAAAAGAAGAAGCAGCTCACCAAGCTCATATGCTGAAAAAGGATATGGAGCTTGCTGGGTTAAAGTCAAAAGTTTTAAATTTGGAAGAAGAAATTGGTACGGTACAAAGAAAAGGGTTAAATTATGTAACGAAATCTGGTAAGGAGGTAAAAACCAGAGGTCAACTTGTTATTAAGCTTTCTCGTGAATATTTTCTACAGGGGTTACATCATCAAAATATGTTTAATACTCAAGCAAACATGGCAAAAATGTTGGAGACCCTCAATACTATAAAGAGTAAGGCAGTTAAGTACGACACAAAATCAGTTGAGATGGCTCAATTAGAAGTGGATGAAGTTGAGAAACTACAAAACAAAAAGAATGCAGACTCAAAGGATGGCAAGGCAAGAATAGCAGCAACTCTGGCCGGGGCTGCAGCATATAAAGGGAGTCTTGAACTAGTTAAGGATTCTTACACTCAGATAGGTGAGATTCAATCTGAAAATCTCGGTGCAACAGTTAAGTTAGCCAAAATGTATGGGAATCTGGGGAAGGGTGGTTTTCAGGATATGACAAAAGAAATGGAAACGCAACTTGATAGGGCTAAAGATCAGGCCAAATTTACCTTAACTCAACAACTACCCGCACTTCAAAAAGAATTAAAGTTGATGAAGATGAAGATGAAACACATGGATAAAGGTAGTGACTTATATAAAAAAATGGTTGAAGATATGGCAGAGATGGAGTCTGAAGGAGAACTTATAGCTGATAATGCCGAAGCTGCAGTCCTTGCAGCAGAAAAAAATGTAAAACACGCTCAGTTGATGTCAAAAATACAAGGCAATGTTGCGGCAAGTAGTCAGTTAATTTTAGGTCCATTTGAAAAGCTGCAAGGCCTTTTAGAATCTAATCCGCTTGGAAAGTGGGTATCAACTTTAACTGGGTTGGATACCCATATGAAAACTTTTGCGGACACGGTTAGTGAGGAAATGACAGCTGCATTTACACCACCAACAGTTAAATCAGGTATGGATAAAAATGGTAAGCAATTTTTTATGGATTTAGAAACTGGTAGACGTATTAGTGAAGAAACTTATGACTCTCAAAAGAAGAACGGACAGACTATGCAAGAATCACTTGCAAATGTTCAAGAACAAGCAATGGGTGCAATAGATAAAATATCGTCATCATTTGGTCAAATGAATGCAATGATGGGAGGAATGTTAGGACCGGCATTGGCAATAGTGGTAGTTCTTATGGCAGTAGGAATGGCATTGAAAAAGATATTTGGTGGATTCACAGAACTTCGAAAAGAAATGGGATTAACATTTGGGGCAGCAGCAGAGTTACAGTCACAGATTAATATAACTGCTGCAAGATTTTCACTTATGGGTGTTTCTGCAGAAGATGTAAAGAGTGTAGTAGGTGGTATTCAAGAAAATTGGGGTGGAGTTGGTCAAGCAACAGAAGAAAATATATCTCTATTAACTGGTCTTAATGCAGAATTTGGAATATCTGGAGAACATAGTTCCAAATTGGTCACTCAAATGATGGCTGTTGGGTCAGTAAGCCGAGAGGCCGCGGCAGCACAATTAGAATCAGTTGGTAATTTAGCTCGAGCAAGTGGAGTTGCACCGGCCGCAATTATGGCAGATGTTGCTCAACAAACTGAATTTTTTGCCAGTTTTGCAAAAGATGGTGGAATGAATTTAATGAAGACATCAATCGCAGCAAGAAAACTTGGTTTAAATTTGGGATCTGTCGAAAAAATAGCAGAAAGTTTATTAGATTTTGAGAGTTCAATTGAGGCTCAAATGGAAGCGTCTATGGTAACAGGCCGAGCAATAAATGCGGATAGGGCAAGAGAATTAATGTTGGCTGGTGATACAGAAGGAATGATGAAAGAGGTTACTAAACAGATTGGTAGTCAAGCAGATTGGAATGCAATGAATGTTGTCCAACGAAAATCATTAGCAAAGGCATTCGGAATGGAAGTAAGTGAAGTTGGTAAGATGATGGCCGAACAGGCGAGAAGAGCTAATATGACCCAGGCAGAAATTGACGCGGAAGAAGAAAGGGCTAAGAAACAAGAAGAATCTGGTAAAATTATGTCAGATATAATGATGTTTTTGGGTGATTTATGGGCCGAGATTTTAATTGCCGCTAAAAATTTATGGCCGGTAATTAAAGGAATTGGTATAGCACTAGCAATTGCATTTGCCCCCGTAACATTGGTTGTAGCAGGTGTGATGGTGTTAATATGGGCATTTAATAAATTATCCGAAATATTCCCAGGTATTGGGACGGCTTTAACAGTTATTTCAGCAATCTTGGCCGGTATGTGGCTTTACTCTAAGAATATTGGAATGTCGTTTTCAAATATGATTCCAAGTTTAGGGAAACTTACGGGTAAGCTAAAAGGTATGACTGGTACATTAAAAGATAAAGCCAAAGAAAAAATGGGAGCAGTAAAAGATAAAGCCAAAGAAAAAATGGGAGCAGCAGCAGATAAAGTTACAGGTAAAGGTACAAAAGATAAAACTAAAGCGGTTAAAAAACCAAAAACTTCAAAATCAAAAGGTGGTAGAAAAGGTGGAAAAGGTGGATTTGGATTTATGGAAAAGATTGATGGTAAAAAAATGATACAAGGTGCCGCCGCACTATTAATAGCGGCCGCTGCCATGTGGGTCGCCGCGAAAGCACTTCAAGAGTTTGGAAAAGTTA